CGTGGGGAGCGCCTGCCCCTCTGTCCCGGTGTTGTGCCCGAAGACGATGGTGCCGTCATGCCGTGTGGCGACTGCTCCGACCGGGAAGCCCGTTCTCTCCGTCCACGGTGACTGCTGTGTCCGGCTCAGACGGTCAATGTGGAGCACCAGACCACGGTTGGGTCGGTCGTTGCCGTCGAAGGGGACAAACAGGTTGTATTCCCGATGTTCTGCGCTGTAGCAGGCGACTGCTTTGGCGTGGCAGTCGGGAGTGATCCGCTCAATGATCTCATCCTGAGCCAGCGTCAGGTTGATGATGTCATTGATGGCTCCACCCTGAAGACCGCCCGTGATCGCGTACACACCGTCAAGAGCGAGGAAAACCACACCCAAACCGGGGATCGCCTTCACTGAATGAGGTGCCCGACAGGTGATTCCGTTGCTGATGGTGCTGACTTGGAAGCCAGAGGAGTAGTCACCGCTCACAACGTCAATGGCGTTCTCCCGGAACACCAGTAAGGTCGTGTAGTTGCCGTAAAGTGCGGTGATATTCCCGCCTTCCGCAGCCAACTCGATGAAGTTTGCGGCATCAAACTGCTCAATCAGCCCCGGAGCGGAGTAAAAGATGGTTTTTCCGTCCGTAATCCCGCCATCGAGGAACAAACAGCCCTTAAACAGTGCAGAAAACCGTGCTTTGGGGGCTGGAAGCGGTCCCGTGGGGATCACAGGGGCAGCAGAGCCGAGATTTGCCGTCCGAACAGCGTCAAAGAACACGTCCTCGACGTTGTTCCGCACCAGATCAATGAAGTACAGCGTGGTGTCACCCGGAGAGGTGTAGTCATCGCTGAAGTTGGTCGTCCGGTAGATCTTTCTGGCGACCGTGCCCTCCGGTCCCACCGGGATATCCAGCGCGACGGCGTGACGGAAGCCCTCTGCGTTGGGCGGGAGAATCCATGTTGAGGTCGCCAGAGGACTGAGCGGTCCCTCTGAGCCAGTGTTGGTGATGAAGGAAACGCTCCACCCGAACAGGGCTTCCTTGTCGTAGTCTGTCCCGCTGGAGTTGGTCGCAAAACCCAGCCCCCACCGCGCCCCATCTGCGATTGCACGGCTATCAGACGGACACCAGAGGGTTGTCCTGCCACCACCCGGAGGTGCCGGGGTCTGAGTCGCAGCGGGGAAGGGAACCACGGGGTGAGGCTCTACCGGAGCAGGGGAGCCATCAAAGCCGAAGTCCCGGATGGTGAACGGGATCATGGCCGACGCAAATGTTTCCGGGGAGCCTTGACCGAGCGGCCACGGCTGAACCAGCACGGGTCGATCTACACCGTTGGTGATCACCGTCCCGTAGGGCGTGTCAGTGTACCAAGAAGCCGCTTCTGTGGTCGTGGGGATATGTCGGCCTGACTGGAGCGTCAGAAGCGTTGACGGCTCTCCAGAGGCTTCGTAGAGCAGGTACAGGTTTCCGTCAGCCTCAAACATGGTGTGCTGACGCGCCCCACCCGCAAGACCCTGAGCAACATGGAGGCTGTAGATCGCACCCATGTTGATTGGACTGCTCATGGCAGAAGTGAACGGCACCCAATCTGAGCGGTACGGGAAGTATTTCTCGTAGCCAAGACGAGTTGACCATCCCCCGGTCTTCTTGTCCGAGATCAGGTTCTGAGCGATGCCAGCGTTCTCTGGCACCTGTGGCAGTCGGGTTTCTACACCGCCAGCGACCGGGACTTCGTAGACTTCTTGATTCATGGCGTAAACTTCAGAGGTCCGAAGGGATTGGTGGTGTACCTCCATCCGGCTGACGGGGTGCCCTTGATGATCCTCCGAGGCACTTCACCGAGGTATTTAGCCTCTAAAGACCTGACCAAGAGAGCCTTCTTCCGCTCGTACACCTGACTGAGAGCAGGGTTGTCCACCTTCAGGGTCAACTGCTCCAGTGCCGCGTATGCAATCACTTGCGCGTATGCCGCTGGGATCAACGGCGAGTCTTGATCTTCCTGCATCCTCTTGGGAGCCGTCAGCACCCTGACCGTGAGATCCTGATCTGCGGAGGGATGAGGATACAGATTGATGGCTCGATATGCAGCAGACTGATTCCACTCGTATCGAACAGACTGACTCTGGAAGGGCTGGCTCTCCAGCGTGTTCAGGCTGAGATCAGGCTTCAGAGTCATGCCACCCGGAGGAGGCACGGTGTCCACGCCGATTGCCAGTCCAAGACCCTGCTCGTCGTCCGCGTTCCTGATCCGCACGGGAGCAAGAATGTTGGCCTCTGGACAGGTGAAGTAGTACCTGCGATAAAGCCCGACCTGACTGTTTAGCGTTTCCGGCGTAAACTCAAGCGTCTGAGTCGCCGTCAGGTTGAAGGTCGCCACCTTGCTGAGAGAAGACTCAAAGCCTGCGCTGACATTTGGACGGTACAGGCTGTAGGGCTGTGATCTCGGTGCCATGACGTTGACCATGTACACGTTGATGGTACGGATGCCCTGACCCGCTCCAGCCACCACAGCGACCCCTCTGGGCACCGTGGGAGCCGGGATGTTCCGGCTCTCCGAGGGAAGGTAGGCTTCAATGGAGCCGAGCAGGTCTGGATCCAACTCAACGTCGTCCCGTTCCCACTTGCTCAGGAAAAGTGACTTTCGCGGAATCCCGATGGTGGGATCACTGACGTTCATCACGTTGGTGGAGTCAGCCGGGAGATACACCTCCCTCCACTTGAAGGTGACCGTGTAAACGCCCGTCACCCCGTCGAAGTCCCGGTCAAGGATTGCCTGACCTGCCGTGGTCATGTACCGGACTTCGTATTGCTGAGTGAAGGCTACGCCTGATCCGCTGACCTGCGGGACGAACATAGCCGCCAACTCGTACCGTGATCCCGGCAACACGGTGTCAAGGGACACCGGGAAGATCCCGATAGCGACGGCACTCCCGTTGTTGAGCGCAACGTCGAAGGTCTGATCGGTCAAGGTCTTGAGCGTCCGCTCTTTCTGAGCAAATGCCCAATGCCGATCAGTGAGCAGCCGGGTCTGCGAATCGTTCAGCAGAGCAACCAACTGCTCACGGTAGGTGTCGTTGACGGGATCATAATCAAGCAGGTTCCCGCAGAAGTCTATGAGATTACCGAGGTTCATACTTGAAGATCCCTATAAAGGTAAGCCCCTTCCAGATCACCGTCCCTCCATACAGGGAGAGGAACGGGCTGGAAGGGGCAGGAGGGTGCCGTTCCTCAGAACTGCTTGAAGACCCACACGTCGCAGGTGTCGCCGGGGTTGGCAGCAGCCTCAAGGCTCACACCGCAGGCGGGAGCAGTATCAGCGGCAGCAATCGCAACAGCGCGACCAGCGGAGGTGTTGTCCACCACCAGAGCGATACCAGCGGCGTTGACGGCGGCAGCGACGTTGGCTCCCTCCACATAGCCTGCGACAACAACCCGGATCTTCTCGCCAGCGGCGACGGTATCCAGAGCCACACCTGCGATCAGCGGATTGCCGTTCGCGAAGGTGTTTACGTCGTTGGTGACCTTCAGGACGCGATCTGCATCGGTAGCAGCGGTGTCGAACTGCACCCAATCACCAGCGGTGATCGCGGCAGAGGCGAGGAAGGTTTCGATCTGGCGACGGTGGGAGGTTGCAGCCTCCTCACCTTCAGCAAGAAACTGGATGAGAGTAGAAGTTGCCATGTTGCTCAAGCCTCCGCGTTGAGGATGACGCCGTGAGAGGCGAGGTGACCAGTGCTCAACTGCATCCGGTTGAAGACCATGCTCGCGGACGTTGCGGTGCCGGGAACCGGAACCATGTCACTGATGGTCATGTAGCCATCGGTGTCAACGTACAACTGGAACTGGTCGGAGGACAGCGCGTATGCACTGACGGTATCGCCAGCAGCGTTGGCGAAGCCGAGGTTCGGATCGACGTAAATCCGCGCCGAACGCCACATACCGACCATGTCCTTGTCCAGACCCTCACGGTCAGAAGCCGAGATGTACCGAACCTGAGACTGCTGAAGACCCATGAAGGCGGCGAAGCAGTTGGGCGACATGAGCAGGATGTCGGGACGCTGACCAGAGGGGTTGAAGATCTGGCACTGGATCATCAGGTTGTCGATATGCTCCAGAGCGAGGGTGCCCGTGGAATCGAAGACCTGATTGTTCCAGTTGTTCGCGGCGAAGGTGGCCTTGCTCAGACCGCCGACAGTGTTGGTCTGGGTGCCGAAGGCTCCGCTCTCAAACCAGCCAGTCGTGATCGCGGGGATGGTCGCGGTGCCCATGCCGTTGAGGGTCTGGAGGGTGGTGAGAACGCCGGAAGACCCCTGAATGATCTGTTTGCTCACTTCCTTCTTCAAGGACAACATAACGTTGCGAACCTTTGAGTCGAGGATGTTGACCACGGCGAGATCGCCCTTGTTCGCCACCTTTTCGACCTGCGAAAGAACGATGGGCTGCGTGAAGTTGGAAAACTCGTACAGCGCGGTGTGGAAGGGGTCGGTCACGGCGAGAGAGACAGGCTCAAAGCCGTTGCTCAACTCGGTGATGCTGGAGTGATCCCCGAAGATCACGGGCTGCTCAACGCGAGCGCCGCCGCTGATCTTGACGAGGTTACCGTGCTCCTCGACTGCACGAAGCAGGGGGTGCGCGATATAGGAGTTATCGACCAACTTGTCCCGCAGCAGTTGCAGGGTGGTCGAAAGAATCGACTGCGTAGGCATGGAAGTCTCCGGTACGGAGGATGAAGTGGAACGTGATTTCTTGGCGTGTTCCGTACCGGAGTGCCGTCGCGGGGTGAGGCTGAAGCCTTACGGGTGTTCAGCCCCTATAAGTCGTTTATATACACTTACTTTCAGTGCTGTCAACTATTCCGGTGCATGGACTGAGCCAGTGCATAGATATCCGCAGCACTCATGCCCTTCAGATCCTTCTTGGAGGGCTGCTGCAACCCGCTGGGGCGGCGAGCAGGCGACGTGCCCTTGAGAGCAGCCTCCTTCTGGGCACGACGGCGAGCAGCGCGGGACTGGCTCTCCTCCTGCTTCTTCTGCCGATTGCGGCGACCCTGAGCAGCCCAATACGCGGTTTCCAGATCGAGGTTGGCGTTGCTCTCAAGCATCCCCTGAACCTCATCTCGGAGACCTTGATCCGTCTTGAAGTCGGGATGCTCTGCAAGGAAGGCACGGTAGGAGTCTTCAGCAGCCATCGTCTGATACTCCCGCTCCATCGGCTGAAGCACTTCCTGAAGACGACGGGCGACCTCTGCTTCGATCCGAGCGTTGATGGACTGCTCGTTGAAGGGGTCATACTCCGGGATGCTCTCAGGCTGCTTGATCTCCCGGCTCCCCTTGATCAGAGCCTCCCGCTCACGCAGAAACTCCTTCCGCTGTTCAGCAAGTTGTTGCGTCTTGCGAGTGTAATCCCCTTGCATCTGCCGCATTAACTTGCGGATATCGGCAGGCACCCGGCGCATGGCATCGTTCCAAGACAGGCTCTCCGTGGAGCCGTCTGCCTCGATTTCAACGTCACCGTGATCCCCTTCAGGCTGTGCAGCCTCTCCGACGCTCTCAGATGCCTCTGTAGCGGCTTCTGCTGGCTCGGATGGGGTAGCGGCTGCTTCGCCGCTGTGGATGGACTGTGCTTCAGCCAGAACGGACTGAGCAAGGGTAGGACTGTCGCTCATGGAAACTCCCTGTAGTTAGACGCGAGCGATGAACCGACCACGCCGGAAACGACGGTAGCCGGGTGCGATTGGAAACTGCTGTAGGTTGCCACGGATACGGGCTTTGATGATGATCTGCGGATTTCTGATTCGGTTGAGGATGAACATTCTCCAGCCGGGGAGCCGTCTGCTGTTTGATGCAGAGCCAGTTGAAGTCCACATGAGCAGGTATTGCCTGCCC